TTATTTATTGGAAATAACTTTACCAATAGAATTAATGGCTAAGTTCATTTCCTTTTTCATTTCATCTGTAACATGCGTATAGACTGCTAATGTAGTCCTAGGTTCATTATGTCCTACACGCTCCATAATAGCCTTTAGAGGTACATTAGATTCAGCTAGTAGGGATATATGTGTATGTCTAAATGTATGAGTGCTAATATGCTTATGGAAGTTTAATTTTTTAAGTATTTTATTTACATAATGCAGATCATAAGGTAAGCCACCGTCAGTAACAAATATATAATCATTATCTTCAAATTTACTCTTCCATAAACGACGGGCCTTTTTGGCTGTAATAAAATAGTTAAGAATTTGATTAGCACGCTTATCTAACCTGACTTTGCGAATTGAATATACATTTTTCGGTGGCAGCCGCATTTTAGGGTCTTTAAAGCTACCAGAAGAAGAAATAGTACCATTAATATCAATTTCCATAGTAGTAGAATCATAATCTTGATTGCGCAAGGCTACCATTTCACCGAATCTAAGTCCTGTAAGGGATTGAAATTCACATAATAGTGATACATGATGATGAATGGTATCTAATTGTTGTAATACGTCTTTTAGTTCAGCTTTAGTTAAGAATTTTTCGCGTTGCCGTTTGATGCGGTCAACATCTGTAACAGGTCGCTGCAGCTCCACATTATCAATGAAGGAAATATTAGAAATATAATCCATACGACGTGCATACTTTAATGATTGACGTACCAGCGAAAGACCAGCTTTAGTATAGTTATATGAATATTTTCTAGCAAAGTTATCAAATGTCGTTTGAATGATATAAGTGGTTAATTTGGATAGCAATATATCTTCTGGAAACCATTGGATTAGAGTTTTATAAAGATTATCCATGCTATATTGAGTGGATGCTTTTCTAAAACCACGTTTTGAATCTAAATACTCTTTTATAATCGTTGCTAATGTTATATCATTGTGAAGATCCGTATTTGTTGCTTTATTAATTTTATCCATTAATGCAATTAATGCTAGTTTTTGAGTTTGTTTTGAATTACTAGAATAGGTGAGTGATACACGTTTAGTTTTACCGCTATATGGGCATTGATAGCGCTCACAATATTTATATCTAATTTCTCCAGATTTTGTGGTAACTTGTTCTATCCACATAAAAACACCTCCAAGGCTAGAATAGGTATAGGTAATAAGCCTTAGAGGTGGTATAATAGATTTGTTAATGCAGTAAATATACCTTCTAAGGTTTTGCTGTAGGCCTCTTATCCTATTGGCGTAGGGTAAGAGGCTCTTTTATATTTAGTTAAGAATGACCTTATCAAAAGATTCTAACGATGTAACAGGGCTAGCATATAAAAACTCTTTTTCTTTGCGTATAACTTGTGCAGAATATTGTAATGTATATGTATGTGCTGGTAAGTCATTATATATTTCAGCAATTTCATTACAATAATCATAAGTTGTAATCCAATGGTAATTATCCATTTCTCTAATCGATTGGTATAAATCAATATGATCATCATGTTTGAACGCATTTTTATATAATTTGTTTCCTTGTTTATAGTAGGGTGGGTCAAAAAATATAAATATTTCCTGCTCATTGTGTTGTTGCAATACATTATGGATTAAATCGATGGCATTATACATGTAGAGTTGTATTCTATGTGATTGTGAAGCAATTTTAGTAATTTTATTACAAATATCAGTACGATTAAATCTACAGTCAAGTTTATATTTAGATTCTTGACTGTATCCACCGATAGGGCCACCCATAATAATACCAGCACGATTAGTTCTATTTAAGAATAATGTTGCTAATCCTAAATGGTAGCTATATTCTTGGGTAGATTTAAGGGTTTCATAAATCTGTTTTTGAATATACCACTCATCCATAGTAATTGGGATATTGTTGATATCTTCGATTAACCTATTAGGTTCATGCAAAATAGCATACCATACAGAATAAATAGCAGGATCATAGTCATTTAGAATAATAGAATTGACTCTATTGGAAAGTAATAGTTCTATTGATACTCCAGATCCTCCAGAAAAAGGCTCACAATAAATGGGGGATTGGATGTTATTAATTTGAATTAAGTGATTAACAAATTCAGATAATTGGGTTTTACCACCTGGATAACGTAGAATAGATTTAGTTCTTGGCATAGAATACACCTCCTTTCTATAAGTATAAAACGACTAATATGAGTTTGGCCAGTACATATATAGCATAATGAATTAAATATATTAGTATTCTAGTGGAGGAAGGGCTTTTGATGCGCGACGAGCATTTATTAATACTAGAATTAAATTTCTAAATGAGTCAAAAAGAGTAGAATTATCTAAAAGATAATAGCTAAGAGCTTTTTTATATAGTTTTTTGTTTTCTTGTTGCCATTGTTTAAAGGGATCTGTAGATAATAGATGAGGATTTATTATATTATTTTGAAAAATACCTAATTGTGTAAAGCTTTGTAAAAAGGCATCTTTCTCTTTAAGTCTAAATAGTTCATGGGCTCCATCAAGATTAAAGATATAATATACAACTCGTCGTTCTAAGCATAAGTTTTTGTTATCAATATCAGGAATTTTGGTGATATAAGTTTGATCTAATCGTGAAATTCGTTCATTAGGAATATCCGGATCTAATACAACAATAGAATCATCAAGTAATTTTTTGCCATTTTTTACTAGTGATATTAAAGCATTGCAGGAGTTACCAGTATTATCAGTAAGATTAGATATAAAATCAATATTAGATAATATAGATCTCTTTTTTATAATCGCTTTTATTGCATCTTCAGCTATTTTATCTTCACAAATTATATTGACTTTATAAGGGCTAGGCTCATCAATATTTTTAAAGGTAAGTTCTTTATAAATAGTCTTAAAAGATGGATTAACCATTATATTGTAATTATTATCACTACCGACTTGCATTGTACTAATATTGTTAATTACTATATTATCAAAGTCGTTTGGTTGTATTAATTGCAATCGTAAACAATGGTCGATTAGATAAAGTGAATGAGTAGTTAAAATTACTTGAATGTGATTGGATTTAGACCACTTTATTAAATAATCAATTAAACCGATTTGTGAACTTGGATGTAATGATGCTTCAATTTCATCGATACATAATATACCTTTTAATTGATTACCTTCTGGATTGTTGCGTTCAAAAGCAATTAATTTACAAAGAATATGACCTAAGTTATCTTCACCTGAAGAAATAGAATTGAAATCATAATATGATTCAGCAGGAGCAAGCGTATTTTTACTTTGCTTATCAGAAATACTATCGATATTATTATAAGCCAATCGTTGCATAATCGCCTGGTATGCATTACTGATTTTAGTTGTTTCAGCAGCGGTTAATTCGCTTTGAATTTTATCAGCTTTTGTTTCAATAATAGGGTAAAGCCGTTTTAAATTAATATAGGATGTGTTAAGGGCAAAATTACCTTGACCTTTGAGATTAGATGCACCTACTGTTAATCTAAATTGACTACCGCCATCACGTGCATATAGTCGTACTGGTTCAGATATATGGTGTCCGTCAGATGTTTCAGCATTAATATAATATGCATAATCAGAATCATCTTTTTCAGGACTCAGTCTAAAAACATTTTTATGGTCAGTTTTTAAAGGTTTACCATATAAATCCTTAGCATCATTAGGACTGCTAAAAGGATGTGCTATAAGCCCTAGTATTGATGATTTCATAGTTCCATTTTTTCCAGTGATAAGTGTTAGGTATTTTCCTAATTTAACATTTTTATTTTGGAGGGAACGAAATTTTTGAATAGTAATACCCTCAATATAATTGAATTTAATTTCTTTGTAATCCTTATAACCAAAGCTTTTAGCATCTTTTTCGACATTCAATATAGGTTTATCTTTTTTAGCTTTCATTTGTAAATCTCCCAATTACAATATTTAGCGATAATGTTAAGTTATTTTAAGGTATCTTTATAGTATGATAATCGGTCAGAAGTATTATAAGGAATTCTTGCCAATGCTTTGTATGGACCATGAAGAATTTGTCTTATAACATTATCATATGGACCATATGGAAAATATAGAATACTTTTAAATTCATGAATAAGTTTAATCTTTAGATCTATATCGGTAATTAAAATAAGAAAACATAGAATAATTCCATATATGCCTGTTATAGAGTCTTTATCTGATAAATATTCATATCCATTAGGATTATTAAATAAACAATCAGGAAGGAGTTTTTTTAATACGGGCAGTGGTAAAGGATATTTTACCTTACAATTGACAAAATTTAGATTATGAGCGCCTGAATTCCTAAATCTTCTAATAGCATCTAATGAGACACTAATAAAATTGACTTTTTCTGAAAAAGTAATAGAGTCATTTGGAATTAATAAATCAACTACATCTTTTTTATCGTCTTTCAATAACAAATTAAATAGATTAATTGTTGCACCTAATGAAATATTTTTGAATAATATCCATGGTGGTATATGATTATGTTTTTCTATATAGTGTTTAGTTGGTTGCTGAGCGGTTTTAGGTATTGTAGCTCTTAATATTTCAATTTTTACACTTTCGATAGATAAGTTATTATTCCGTTTATTATTAGATTTATTATTATTTTTCTTGTTATCTTTAAAATGGCGTGTATCTAGATAATCATCTTGATGTACGCCAAATTTTGAAGAGATAACTTCTGCAATAGTATTTTTAAATTTGGTTTCAATTATTAGACTATATTTTATGCATAATGATTGAATTTCTTTGTCTAATATGTATATGTCGCGAAGAAATTCGATAGTAGTATTAGGGTTAAAAGTATTATTAGGCATAAAAATATTTTTATATCCATTTATTAGATCATAATAAGAATAAGATCTAAGAATATTTTTAGCATAATTATCATCAGATATTTTTAATCCACGTTCTTTTAACTTAATAATTAAATCATCAAGTGGAACAAAAGGTTTATTATAATTCATATAAACTCTCCCATAAATAGAAAGGCCGCCACTCTATGTAGAGTAGCGGCCTAGCGACCAACGATTAAACGTTGCAATCAGTTCACTACTCATATTATAGCAAATTTGACAAAATTTACAACACATAAACACACATAAAAATAAGGTATTATCTTCATTATTTATTTCCCTATAATAAATGGATACTTTAATAACTCTAATCCTCGTGGAACACCATGAGATAGAGCAAGAGAAGAAAAATTTATATCATAATGATTAAATAGTAATTCATCTGGTAAAAGTAGCTCAACAGCAAATGTGTTAGCTTGACGTTCTATTTTATCGATAGAAAACATGGTGTATTTACTTAGAAATGGAGTATTGAGTTTTGGATGTAAAATAGCATGTCCTAACTCATGAGCACAGATGAATGGATATAATTCATCTGGAGCATTGTAATTAATATGAATTGATTTCATCCTGAAATGGACATCATAGTAACCAAGCAGTTGCCCTAAATCTTCATAGTAAACTTCAATGCCTAGCAATTCGCATAGGCAGAAAGGATTATTGGTGTGGTACTTACTAACTAATTTCTGAACATTCCCCTTAATATTCATAAATAATACCCCTTATTTAGATTTATTTTTATTGGTAGTAAACTTTTGTCTTGCACGCTCTTTGGCCAATCGTACAGATTGTTCTAAAGAGATGCGTAATAGTTCGCGTGTATCATCATCTAATTTTTGATCACCGTTATAGAAAGATAGGGCAGCATTAGAATCAAGATCATTTAAAATAGACTGTAAGCGTTTTTGAATATCTCGTTCAGGTCGTGCTTTAGAGCTAAATTTTTGCTCTGTGAAACGTGGATCTAAATCAGCCTTTGTAACGCCTAATGCTGATGCTAGTTTCTGAATATTACCAGCATTTGGAGTGGAGCGCATAGCAAAGTAACCAGAAATTGTTGATGCGGGAATTCCTGTTAAATTAGAAATTTCATATTGAGTAAGCCCTTTAGAATGTAATTTCAAATTTTCTGAGATTTGCTTTCGAAGTTGCTTATCAAAATCGCTAAGTTGATTTCTTGGCATTGTAAAATCTCCTTTCTTAATTATCTTCATTATAACGAATAAAATCGTTAAAATCAATATAAAATATTCTTAAAAACGAAAAAAATCGCTATCAAATCGATAAAAAAGATTGACATAACGAATAAACTCGTTTATCCTATAGTCAGAGGAGGTGAAGATATGGAAATTACATTAGAAGGTGCGAGAACGATAGCAGGATATAGCCAAAGTGAGGCTAGTAAACTGTTTGGAGTTCATTATCAAACTTTGGCAAAGTGGGAAGAGGATAATACAAGAATGCCATTTGAAATGGTAAATAAGATTCCTAAAATTTATGGTGTAGAACAAAATTATATTTTTTTTGGCAAGAGAAACGAGTTTATTCGTTTTCAAAGAGAAAAAGCCAAAAAATTTATACAACAATAGAGGAGAAATAAGATGTTCATCAATTTTAGGTAGTGGAATGAAGAAAAAGACTAAAGAACAATCAATATATTACAAGAAATACTTACATTATGGTGGATATATGGCAATTAAAGTAGAGGCGATTCATCATAAGAAACATTTGATAGAACACAACGTACTAACAATAAAAGGTTAATTGAGTTGTAAAAGGAGTAAAGATGAAAAACTACGGCTTTAAATTGGATATTAAAGGAAATGATGAATTAGAACAAGCATTTTAAGAATTAGAAGAAGCAAGAAAGAAATTTATAAGTGCATGTATAAAGCTAGAACAGTTAGGGGCAGAGGTGTCTATTAATTTAGATAGATATGGATTTAACAAAAAATTAAACAGGCAATGAAGGTTAACAGGCATAAAGATGGAAACGAATTACACAGCAACTATACAAATTAAAAATATTGATTTGCTAAGAGAAAAAGTAGAGGAATTGGAATGTACATTAAAAAAAGAGAAATCAGTGATGATGAAATCGCTTCTTTACAGCTTGATGTTATTTTTCAAAAGAAATAGGGATATATATGAATAAATCAGAGGTAATAACTATTAAACGTATAGAACTGTTAGTAAGTTTACGACGTAGAACGATTGAGTTTGATAAAAAAGAAGCTCCTTTAACCAAAGAGTATCAGGAGCTTGAAAATGTGCTTATTAAATTGTTAAAAATGGAGGCTACAAACCTAGTTGATCTAGGATAACTTTAGATGCAACTGATTTAACAGTGCTTAAGGTTAAGGCATTTCCAACAGAATAAATTTTATCTTTTGTTTTAGACCAAACAGAATCATCTCGAATAGTATCTAGGTATTCACAACCATCATTGGTAAGCCATTTTATTAGATATTGTGGGTATCTATGACCTATACAAGTAACATCAATAGCATCTATATAGCCAGCATCATTTAGCAAATATAAGTGATAATCAATAGTATTTTTATCATTGTTTAGATAAAGAAAATCAGATGAATTGAGGGTTTTATCCTCTTTGTTTGATTCTATTTCTATTAGAATACTTCTAATTAAATCTAAATCACGTTTCATATGTAAGCACCTCTTATGGGAATAATTAAATATAGTGCAATATTACTGAAATTACTATTGATAATACAGCAACTAGAATTGATATTTTAGCATATTTGGCTGCATCTGCACTTGATTCGGCAGAACGTAGCGCAGCATTTAAGTTTTTTTCTGCAATATCATCTAAGGAAGCCTGTTTTTTTAGATTAGATAATTCATTTTTTCCCTCAGTGCTTAGATAAAATGTATCACTATCCTTAAATTCATATGGCAAGTAATAGTCATTAGGAGGATTAGAAAATGTAAAAAATGAGAAAGACGTATTAGGGCGTATGTAATAATGATCCATCGAAAGCGGTGGGGGCTCAATTTTAAATGGAGGTGGACATGTTAAGTATTCACATAAAGTTGGTGAGTTAAGTCTAGGGACCAATTCTTTTAATTTTTTATATGTTGCGTATCCGTTGTCGATTGACATGATTAGAAGATTAATTTCATCGTTTGTTAGAGTTACTGATTGTGAATGATATTTATCTATGTCTTTTTTGTAATGCTTATATTCATTTTCTTGCTTAGCATATGGTAGTTCCCATATGGGTGCAGTGATATTGCTGGCATTAATTCCTATTGATTTCATAGATTCGGACAGTTTAGTGATTTTGTCAAATTCCTTCATAGTATAATCTTCCTTTCTAAGGTGAATATAACAAATAAAGAAGCGTAATAGGACATTGGGATTTCGTGGATGGGTTATTGGTAATGCTTCTCACCATCTATGCGTTGCACCTTACAAAGTACACAAGGCATTTCCTTTGTCTTGGCTCATGGTTGTCCTGTTGGAGCAGGAGATTCCATGAATTACCCCAATTTGCAATTAGTAATTACTTACTAATGGGACGCATTTAACATCCTTTCTGATTTCTGAATTGTGGAATAGAGGAATATTTCTATCAGTTTTTCGTGCTAATTCCAAAATAGGATTGTTAGATCCGTTTGATAAAGTTTCATTACCGATAGTTGATGTTTGTAAGTCGATAGTTTTTTTAGTTAAAGAATCGTTATTTTCTTTAATAGAGTTAATCATATTTAAAATCTCAGGAATCAATGGTTGTTCAACCAAAAGAGTTGTTATCGTAAAGGCTTTTTATCCTTTACCTCTACTTGTTACCAAGTAGTTCAGCATATCTCATTGTCCTATTACGAAGATAGTATAGCAAAAATAAAAGAAGGTGAATAGAGAATGAAAACGGAACAGGTGTATGGTCGTATAAAAGATATAGCAGAAATATTTGGTATGTCAAGAATGACGGTATATCGCCATCTAGATGCGATTGCCGAAGCAGGTCAATATAACAAAGTGGTTATAGATAGAGGACCACGTAAGAAATTAATTAAGATTACTGAATTTGAAAAATATTTAAAAAGCGAACATTTAAAGTGGTTGCAAGCGTAGAAGGGATGATTAAAATGAAAGATTTTACAGTAATTGATCTAATGATGAATGTAAGTTTGATAGCAAGCGTAGTGGCATCTGTAGCATGTATGTTAAGCCTGTAGGAGATAGGAATATGAAAATATCAATTAATGGGGTAATAACAACAGCACAATGGATTTTAGGTGTACTTGGAATAGGTCTTATCTGTGGAATTGAAAATGCACATGATGGATTAGATATTTTATTAAATCTAATACTCATAGTTATTACAGCAGTAAGCATGGTTGTACTACAAATGATTAAAGATTTGATAGAAGACTATAAAGAACAGTGTAGATATCATAAAGCATTAAGAGAAGAACTCAATCATCTTAGAGGAAACCGTCATGAATGGCGTAGATTTATATAGATATCTACATGAAAAGAAACAAGAACTGGAACGAGCATTAAATACCTATAAAGAACGTGGATTAGCATTAGCAGATGCAGAGTACGAATATAAGAAGGCAAAGGCTAAATATATTGCTAAAGCACGTATGGAAAAGGTGGCAGTTACATTAATTAGGGATCTAGCGCAAGGTGATAAAGATATAGCCGAATTAAGACTGAGACGTGATAAAGCTAAAGTACTATATCTAAGTGCTGCTGAAGCAATTAATGTATTTAAGCTGCAATGCAGATTAGTAGAAGCACAGATAGGGCGTGAATGGAATGGATAAATGGTGGGAATCGGTTACTAACATTATATGTCCTATCTGTAATAAGAAAATAAGTAGTTGTGTTGTATGTCATAAAGAAAAAGCGCGGGTATGTTTTGAGTGCTGTAGTCAATGTAAATACTTATGGAAAAGTCAAGGTGATTGGCATTGTAAATATGACGTATTAACACAGAAAAATAGGCAATAAGAAAAGTCGTGCAGCGAACACGACTTTTCAAAATGATATGTGATACATACCTTATTTAATTAACTATATTGTATCACATGTGTTGAGAAAAGTACAGTAAAATAGCGGTTTTAACGCTATTTTGTATGACTTGATAGATATATTAACAAATCAACATAAGGTGAATTCATGAGAAGAAGAACAATAGCAAAATCGAAAAATATGATGGAGATATCAGATCATATTACGGGAAATAGCTATATTGGTATTCCAGGTAAGAAAATAAGAAGTAAAAGAGAAAACGTAACACCAGAAGTAGTCAGGAAAAATAATATAAGACTAGCAGAAAAGAGGTTGCGACTGTTAATTGATATGAATTTTAAATCTGATGATTATTATCTGACGTTAACATTTAAAGATGAACAGTCAGAAAAAGAAGCTAAGGAAAAGATAGTAAAGTTTTTTAGAAGAATTAGGGATGCATTTAATAAGGCAAAACATGTATGCAAATACATTTATATTATGGAAATTCAAGGAAGGATACATTTTCATGCGTTATTAAATAGAGGAATTGAATTAAGTACGCAATTATTAAAGAAATGGTGGCCCCATGGATATACCAAAATAGAGTTTTACCGAGGAGAAGCGGAAGATGCCATAGGTTTGGCCAAATACTTTTTAAAAGAGAGAAAATCAGAAATGTCTAATCATATGATTCATAAAAAATGGGTATCAAGTAAAACATTAGAGCAGCCTGAAGTTAAAACTAAAACTATAAAAGCAACTGAATGGAGACAAGAGATAAAGATACCGAATGGTTACTATCTAGATAAAGATAGTGTATATGAAGGTATCAATAATTATGGGTTTCCGTTTAGAACATACAGGTTAATACGATTACCAGAATGGAGGGCTAAAGATGAACAGGCGAAATCGGCTAAGACCTTGTCCATTTTGCGGGAATAAAAATATAAAGGTAACCACTGGAATTAAGGTAGGTAAAAAGCATCATATGATAGTGTGTGATAAATGCACGGCCATTGTATGTTTTGAAGAAGCAAGTTTGTATTTAGATTGTGAAAAGGAGTGGAATAAAAGATATGAATAATGTACAAATCATGGGTAATCTGGTACGAGATCCAAGCGTAAGATATACCAAAAATGGAACAGCAGTAGCGACATTTACGGTAGCAGCAAGTACAGAATACATTGATAAAGCAACTGGGGAAGTAAAGGAACAGACAGCATATATTAATTGTGTAGCCTGGAATAAATTAGGTGAAGCAATTGGTAATTTTCGAAAAGGGAACAGATGTTTGGTTAATGGAAAATTACAAACGAGATCCTATGAAACACAGGACGGACAAAAACGATATGTAACGGAAGTAGTCGCTAGTTTCATAGGTACAAGTTTATTAGATAGTCAGAATGAAGCAAGTAATTTTGATAACTTCAATGAAAATGAAGATATTCCCTTTTAAAGGCAATGCTGAGACATTGCCCAAAAAGAGGAATAGAGCAATGCAAAAAGCAGAAAGGTTAATGAGATGAGAAAAAATGAATATCCAAAGGCAAGAACTTGTATACATGCATTGCAATTAACGGACCAAGGGGGATTATTTGTAAGAGAAACCTGTACATATCCTAATAAATTACAGTTGCCAGTACCAAATAAGCAAGGAATAAGGGTAAAACGACCATATATTATGGCCAAACAATGTGCAGGATGCAATAGTTATGAAAAAGTAGACAAAAGGAAACGTGAATATAAGAAACAGGTGGTGAGAAAAGGTGATAAAAATACTGGAGCTGTTCGGAGGAATAGGAGCACCAAGAAAAGCATTAATTGATTTAGGCGTATCCGTGAAAAGCATTGATTATGTAGAGATTGATGCGGCCGCTGTAAAGTCATATAATGCAATGTTTGATAATGCACAAATACCACAAGATGTAACTAAATGGAATTTAAAGCCTGATATCTTAATACATGGAAGCCCATGCCAAGACTTCAGTATAGCAGGAAAACAACAGGGTGCAGATAGAAATAGTGGTACACAGTCCAGTTTATTATATGAAACGTTAAAGATAATCCATGAATTTGGTATATGGAAGCCCCGAATAGTTATTTGGGAGAATGTAAAAAATGTGTTATCTAAGTATATGATTCATAACTTTAATAGCTATTTAAGTGAAATGGAAGAAATGGGATACACCAATAGTTTCGAAGTATTAAATGCAATGGATTATGGATTACCTCAAAAGCGGGAACGTGTATTTACAATATCTTTATTAGGAAATAAGGTATTTGATTTCACGTTAATGCAAAAAACAAGAATGGAAAGTTTAGAGACTATACTAGGGGGATATGAAAAGCAACATATAGTGACACAACCAAGTATGTTAAAGGTCATTAATGATGCGGATAGATCTACATTTAAAGTACCAATATTAAAGGATTATGCATATACTATTACGACAAAACAAATGCGTAGCCCTAATAGTGGTGTAATTCCATTAAATGATGGTAGATATAGATATTTAACAGAGCGTGAGTGTTGGAGATTACAGGGATTTGATGATGATGACTATAAAAAAGCTTTGAAGGTGAATCCAGGGAAAAAGGGAAAACTCAATGGAATATTATATAAGCAAGCTGGAAATAGTATGCCAGTGAATATATTAAAGGAAATATTCAGAGTTGTGTTAGAGTTGTAAGAATGAATTAACTATATTTAGTAAGGTGAAAGAAAAATCAAAATGGGGGAATGGCAAATGGTAAATATTAAGGTTAGATTACTGAGTACTGATGCGGTATTGCCAACAAGAGGAACGGAAGAAAGTGCAGGTGTAGATCTATACCAACCCACTGAGATTAAAATACTAGGAAATAGTACTGCATTAATTGGATTAGGCATAGCGGTTGAAATTCCTAAAGGATATATGCTGATGTTGGTACCAAGAAGTAGTACAGGATGGAAAACACCATTAATAGTACCTAATAGTGTGGGAATTATAGATAGTGATTATAGAGGTGAAATTAAAGCCTTATTCAAAAATACAAGTATGAAACCATATACGATTCAAAAACATAGTCGATTAATGCAAGCTATAGCAGTTCCTATTGCGACAAGAAGCGTAATTGAAGTGAATGAACTTGGAAGTACTGAACGAGGACATAATGGATTCGGAAGTACGGGGAAGTAGTTCTATGAAATAGGTGAATAAATGGTAAAAGCAGATAATCATTTTATTTGTCGGGAATCAGGAGCGTTAGATAGTGAAGGAAATAAAATCTATGAGTATGACTACCTAAAATACAAGTATTCTGATTACAATAGAACCTTTATAGGTATTGTTTATTACAATGAGAAACTCATGCAATGGCGAATAAAGGCGATTGATAAGGATAATAATATGGATTGGGCATTACATTTTATTGTTGATAATGCAGCTAAAGTATTAATAATTGGGAATCAATGGGAGTAGGAATATGAATAGCATGAAAGGATTGGATTGGGTTAAAGTAGCTAATATTATTAAGGAACGGGGCCCTAATATATGTGTATATGCAGGTATATTAGAAGATTGGGATGATACATGTGCTTGTATATATGATCATGGTGAAACAATATTAGACAATTTTATTGTTAGTAGTACACAGGGAACACCAACGATAGAAGTATTTACTGAAGGAAAAGCAAGAAAGATTAGAAAAGAAAATATTGATTGTTGCATCTATAGCTCATATGTACAAAACACCTGGACTAAAGAGGCCCTAAATATATTAAATGAGGATACATGATATGAGAGATATAGAGTTAAGAGCAAAAGATATACATGGTGATTGGCAATATGGTAAAGCAGTTCAAGAAATAGAAGGACATACATATTTAATCCAGGGCGTAATTGGATTAACGTGTTATAACCGTAAGCAATATTGCGTACAATGTGTTGCTGTAGAGGTAAAGAAGGAAACCGTTGGACAATATACAGGGGTAAAAGATAAGTACGGAAATCCAATATATGAAAATGATTGCTTATATGATGAATGGACCGAGAGTTATGGATGTATTGAATGGGATGAAGATAGAGGTTTTTTAGTTGTATGGGATTTTGACACAGAATTTCCAGATATATCAGGGCAACTATTTGGAGACGAAGTATTAAGTTATGAGGTCATAGGAAATAGGATAGATGGATTTAATTAAAAGCAATAGCATGGAAGGAGAAAATGGAAATGAATATTAATAAAGTAAAGATATATGGTACAGGGCTGGATATAACTTATGAGAAAACAAATAAGCAATTATCTACTGATTCATGCAAGTTGAAATCAGATGAAGAATATGCTCCAGAATTAACAGAGGCTTGGAAAAAGGTTACACAACATATTAATGATAGGTACAAAGATATCAAGTCTGATGATGCGGTAATTAGGATTTATTGCTTTGAATTTAAATGGGTAAAGGAAGAAGTAGGTGTAGGTGGATACTTAAGAAGTATAAACTTTTATGGTGTATTAGATGGGAAAAAAGCACTTAGAATTGAGAAAAAAGAGCTCATGTATTCTGATTTTGATGAAGAGGAACAAATTGACATCATAGCATTAATTAATAGGATTGAAGGTTATGTAAATGGAGAGCGAGCGCAAGATAAATTTGATTTTAGTTTAAAAGATATGGATGATACAGAGGATAACGAATGAATGGGCGTGAATATCTAGAACGAATTAGAAATACGTACATAAATTTAAAACTAAAGGAAAAGGAAATTATTCATCTGAGTGCTGATGCGGTATCATTGAAATCAATAGATTACGGTTCGGTGAGAATAACAGGTGGGAAACATATTGGAATAGATGATAAGGTAGCTAAGATTGATGCAATAAGAAGAAAACTAATCATTAGATGGAATCAGTATATAGATGATCGTGAAGAAGCACGAAGAATGATAGACTACATTCATAGTGATAAACAAAGAGCGGTATTGATTGATAGGTATATCAATAATAATATATGGGAATCTATAGCGAATACTGTTGATTGTTCACAACAGAATGTACATAAGTTGCATAAAAGGGCCTTGAGAAGTTTTGAAGAAGTTTATAAAAAATTTATTTAAAGGTTGATTAAATGCGACTATTGATATGTGCTATCATATAGGAGTAGAAGGTGCGTAAGACATCTGATACATAATAACTACAGAATGAAAAGGGATATATTACCAATAGAGACGGTAATATATCCCTTTTGCGTTATATGTATAGGAATAGTAATGGAGATAATAAAGCACAAAAGAATAAGCAATAAACATATTTTAAAAGAAATGCGTAAATCATACTGTGAATATTGTGGCAGGAGATGCAATATAGAACCGCATCATGTATTTAGTCGTGGTAGTGGTGGCGGAGATATTAGAGAGAATCTAATACAGTTATGTAGTGAATGCCATAGAAGTACACATAGCGGGAATAAGCCAAGTAAAGAAGATTGTTTATTAGTAATTGGGCAACGAGAAGGAAAAACAATTGATACTATTCACAAAATTAATAGACGTGCAATGGGATATAAATTGTAATTCATAATTGGATGGTAGTGCTATGACGGATATACATTGTAGCAAAAAGAAATGTTTAAATAACTGTAAAGGCTGGTGTAAAGCTAATGCAATATGTATAGATGGATCATGTAAATCATATGTTTCATCACATTCAGTTATGAGAGGAAAACATGCACGCGTTCATAAGTCAGGTGGAAAATACAAGCCGAATAGGGATTGTATCAAGTAGAAAATAATTGATAATGTAAATGATAAAAAGGTACTTCCCAAGGATAAAACTGCCGCTGGTCGGTTCCGCGCGAAAAGTGGCTCGCTATGAGTGAAAAAAATTGGTTGAAAGTTGAAAGTTGAGAACTGAAAGGAGTAAATGATAATGCCAGGTGCAGCAAGGGCTCGTGTAAAATTTGATAATGACGATAACTTGCTTGTTTCCAGTGCTGAATTATGCAAAATTCTTTCCTTATCTCCAGAGATGCTTTCTAGGCATCATAAGATGGGGATGCCTAAGGCAGGAACAGGATGGTGGGATTTACGCCAAGTCTTGATATATCTTGGTCAATCTAGTGATGATACTAAAAGTGCTACTAAATCAGTATCACATAGAAAACTTGTTGCGGAAGCCGATTATAAAGAAGCTAAAGCGGAACGAGAAAAGAAAATGCTTGCCGTATTGGAAGGACAATACATAGATAAGGATGATGTAGTAGCAGAATGGGCTGCAAGAGCGAATGAATTAAAATCATCGTTAATGCTGCTTGGTAAAAATATAGCTAAAGAGTTTATTGATGTAGATAATCGTATAATTGTTGAAAATAAGGTGAATGAACTTGTCCAAGAATACCTCAAAAGCTACACCCGTGAAGGCAAATATACGCCAAGGGAAAAAACGAGCAAGAGCAGAACCAAAACACGTAAAGGTTAATTGGTATGAAAAAGAGTTAGAAGCGTTTAGACCTCCACAACAATACACCGTATCAGAGTGGGCTGATGCATTTAGGATACTACCAAATACATCAGCAGAAGCTGGACCATGGAATACAAAACGTACACCATATCTTAAAGAGCCGATGGATATGTTTATGAATGGTTCTATAGAATCAATTGTGCTATGTTTTGGTTCACAAATAGGTAAAACAGAAGCAGTGTTAAATATGATTGGGTATGCATTGGACCAGGCTCCTGCACCTGTATTAGTTGTTTATCCAACAGATAAATTAGCTGAGTTTAATAGTGATAAACGTATTAAACCATTGTGCAAATTAGCAGCTCCATTATCAAAACTATTTGAAGAAAATAAGAGTTCATTATTAGAACTGGAGTTTAATAATGGTAATTATCTTGCATTGAGTGGTGCTAATTCACCTAGTAATCTTGCTAGTAGATCTATTAAGTATTTGTTTTTTGATGAAGCAGATAAATATCCTGCATTTTCAGGCAAGGAAGCTAATCCAATAGAGTTGGCCAAAGAGCGGACAAAGACATTTATTGATAGTAAAACTGTAATGGTATCGACACCAACAGTAGCAACAGGAAGTATATGGACCGCATATAATGCCAGTAATGAACAAAAGCAATATTATGTACCATGTCCGTATTGTGGGGAATATCAAACATTAAAATTCAAGCAGATTAAATGGCCTGAAGAATATCATAATAATAAAGATATGATCCGTGATACAGCATATTATGAATGTGAATATTGCAAACAACACATATATGATAAGCAAAAAATGGAAATGTTATATCAGGGAGAATGGCGAGCAATTAATGAAGCTAATTGTATAGTTCGTTCTATAGGATATCAGTTATCAAGTATATATTCACCTTGGGTAACGTTTGGACAAATGGCAAAAACATTTATAGAGTCTAAAGGATTTCCCGATAAATTAATGAACTTTATTAATTCGTGGCTAGCTGAACCATGGCGTTCGGAAAAAACTAAAAGCACGCAAGAATTAAAGTTCACTGAATCAAACTATGAACGCGGGGTAATTCCACATGATGCGGTTATGTTAATTGCAACAGTCGATGTTCAACAAGACCATTTTTGGTGGGAAATTAGAGCATATGCTCCTGGTGTACGTAGCTATCTTATTGATTATGGACAAGCTGGAGGTTGGAATGATTTAGAGGAAATTATTATTAATCGTGAATATCCTAGTGAATATGGCGAGCCTAGGCAAGTCATAAAAGCAGGGATAGATAGCGGATATAGAACGGATGAAGTATATCAGTTTTGCGCCAAGTTCCCTGAAATATGTATACCTGTAAAAGGGGCATCTACTCATAGACCGATGGCAGCACCATATACTATGACAAGTCTGGAACGCGGTGTAATGGGTGGATTGAAGTTATTGGTGCTTAACACTGATTTTTGGAAAGACTTCATATTTGCAAGAATGGTTAGGCCTATAGATGAAGAAGGTACTATTCATTTATTTAAAGATTGCCCTATAGAATACACTGATCATTTAAGATCGGAAGAAAAGCAGGAAATACGTAATGCAAAAACGGGAGAAGTAACAGTACTATGGAAACCATTAACAAGTCATCCAACTAATCATCTATTGGATACTTGCACATATAACGCTGCTATAGCTGATTTTGCGGGTGTTAAATATTTAATACCCGAAGATATAGAAGAAAGTGATGATGACTACTATGACAACAATAGTAGTGACGATTATGGATACAGTGGAACTAATCACTGGTTTTAGAAGGGAGGTGAACCTATGAACAACGCAAAAGAGCAACTGGAAAGAATTAGACAAGTAATTGAGGATATTGAAACTAAAGGGTATTCTGAATTACAAGTAGGTGGGAAACGATTTAAAGCAATTGATTTACCTGTATTGTATCAGCGTGAAGAGATATTAATGCAGCGTGTACATGATGAAGATAATGGATATGCATCTACTTCGTATGTATCATGGGAGCAAAGATGAATATCTTAGATAAGATTATTGGCTATATTTCACCAGAACGTGCTTTTAATCGAATGGCTTATAGAGAAGCAATTAGAGGATATGATGCGGCAACATTTGACCGATTAAATAACGATTGGCAACCAGCATTTGGGACATTTGAACAGAATGCTACAGGTTCACGTGATGTTATTCGTGGACGTGCTAGGGCAGCAGAAATGAATAGTGATTTGGCAGAAAGTGCGGTAAAAGCTATTCTGAGAAATGTAATTGGTGTTGGTATTAAGCCGCAAGCTAAGGTTCGTAGTGGTGGTGGAAAACTAAATAGCCAGTTAAATAAAAAAATTGAACGTGAATGGAATAAATGGATAAAAGCTAAGAATTGTGATATTCGTGGTGTATCAACATTTTATGAATTACAAGAAATGGCATTAAGACGAATGCTATATGACGGTGAAATTCTGATAAATAAAACAGCGCAAGGCGATTATTTACCATTAGCTATTCAGCTGATTGAAGCAGAGAATATTGGTAGTGTATCATTTTCTAATGGAAAAAATACGATTATCAATGGCGTTGAAATTAATGATTATGGGAAGACAATTGCATACCATGTTTATAAAACGGATCCATTAGGAGTACGTTCATTTAAGTCTGAAAGGTTAACAGCCCAACAGGCTTTTTTATTTTATAAAGCTACCCGCCCATCACAAGTACGAGGTATAAGTGAGTTAGCATTAGTCTTAAAACGTATTCATGATATTGATGAATATATGGATGCCGATCTAATTGCTGCTCGTGTTGCAGCGTGTTTTGGTGCATTTGTGACAAGTAATAATACAGGCCGACAGATTGCCAGTATGAAGCGTGATGAACGAGGCCGTCCAGTGCAAAGATTAGCACCAGGACTAATTCAAAACTTAAGGCCAGGAGAATCAATTGAGTTTGCAGATCCTAAAAGAAATGCGGGAACAGCCAGTGAATACTCGGCAACACAAACAAGACGGATATCTTCTGGACTTGGGATGAGTGCAGATATAGTAGCACGTAATATTAATGGTAATTTTTCGGCTGCTCGGCAGAATCTTCTAGAAGACCAAAAAACATTCCGTAGTATGCAGCAGTTTGTAATTGACCATTTTTGTTTGCCTATTTGGGATGCATTTATTGATGCATTATTTCTGAAGGGTATTATTCCGAATGACTATTTGAGCAATAAAGATAAGTATACAGAAGTATCTTGGCTCACACCTGGATGGTCATGGATTGATCCAGTAAAAGAAGTAAATGCCAATAGAGAAGCAATCAAAGCGGGGCTTACAACATTAGAGTCAGTATGTAGTGCATCTGGTGAAGACTGGGAAGAAGTATTGGAACAACGTAAGATTGAGCAGGATAGAGCAAAAGAAATTGGCGTAGCTATAGATTATGGGGTACCTATAGAAATTGTTGATGATAAAGAAGGAGGAGAAAATAGTGAGTGATAATCAAGAATCGCGTCAAATCATTGGTAACTATGCTCGTGAATTTAGTTTAACGTCTATTGATACAGATAATAGAACGGTAGAACTATCGTTTTCATCTGAAGTGCCGTATGCCAGATGGTTTGGCAATGAAATTCTTTGTCATGATGAATCGTGTATTAATTTAGAACGATTTAATAATGGGTTAGGAACACTATTATTTAATCATGATCGTGATGCGGTCATTGGTCATATTGACAAAGTTTGGATTGAAGATTTAAGAGGAAAGGCTATTGTTCGGTTTGATACAGATGAAGAATCCGATAAGATTTTTCAAAAAGTACAAGCTGGGACATTACAAGGTATTAGTGTAGGATATGCAATTAATCGATATGAAGAATTAATTGATTCCGATACTAAAAGTAGTAATGGTAGATTTACAGGACCAGCATATATTGTGACAGATTGGGAGCCACTAGAAATTAGTGTGGTATCTGTTCCAGCTGATCCAACAGTAGGTATTGGTAGAAGTGTAGAGTCTGATTACAAAAAGGAGACCAAAATGAACACAAAAGAAAAGAATATAACACAAACAAATACAGTAGTAGAGGATGCTGTACATAACGAACCAGATAATACTACTAATGTAGTTGAAGAAAAGGGCATGACTTCAGAAGAATTTGCACGTGCTATGCAGGATGAAAGAAATCGTGTAAGTAATATTACAGCATTATGCCGTGATTTTGGTGTTGAAGGCGCTGAACAATTCATTAATGAAGGCAAATCTGTAGAAGCTGTGCGTGAACATGTAATTGCACAATTACGTCAACGTAATACAGCAGTTAATATACAGATGGGTGAAACAGAAACTGAAAAGTTCCGTGCTGCAGCGCAAGATGCAGTTTTGTTGGCCGCTGGTATTCGTGTTGATAATCCATCTGCAGGAGCCCAAGAATTGCGGGCTAGAAGTATGGTTGAATTAGCCCGTGAAACATTAATGCGTGAAGGTCATTCTATGCACTTTACAGATAATCTTGAATTAGTACGTGAAGCAATTAATTCCACGTCTACATTCCCTATATTGTTGTCTAACTTAGCAAATAAATCTCTTGTACAAGGTTATGAAACGGCCCCTACAACATTCCAAACTTGGACAGGTAAGGGTACAAACCGTGACTTTAAAAAGGCCACTCGTGTAATGCTATCTGATACGGGAGATTTAGTATTGGTACCAGAAGGTGGGCAATATAAGGATTCCAAGATTTATGAAACAAGTGCAACCGTTAAACTTGACACCTATGGGCGTAAATTCAGTTTGACTCGTCAAGCCATTATCAATGATGACTTAAATGGATTTGCAACGATTGCTGCTAAAATGGGTAATTCCGCTAAAGTGTTAATTAACCGAATGGTTTATAATGCCCTGACTGGTAATACAGTATTAGAAGATGGCATAGCATTATTTGATGTTAAACATGGTAATATTGCAGTGACAGGTGCACCATTATCGGTAGAATCCCTTGGTAAGGCAGTAGCAGCTATGCGACGTCAAAAACAGTCTGGAGCTAATCGCAATTTAAATATTCAGCCTAAATATTTGATTGTTCCTCCAGAACTGGAAGTAAAAGCATATCAAGTTACTAAATCGGTAGTAGATCCTGCATTGAACAATGATGCGGTTAACCCATTCATGAATCGTTTTGAAATTGTAGTTGATGCGGAAATTACTGATCCAGAAGCATGGTATCTTGCTGGTGATCCAAATCAGGTACAAACCATTGAAGTATCTTATTTGAATGGCGTAGAAACTCCGCGACTTGAGACTAAAAATGGATTCGATGTAGATGGAATTGAATATAAAGTAGGTATGGACTGTGCAACAACAGTACTTGATTTCCGTGGACTTTATAAAAACGAAGGTAAATAATAGGAGGATTCAATAATGAGTGCTGAATTTGTATATGAATTGGACCGTATTGATTTTAAAAATTCTACAGGTAAAGATATTATTGGTGGTAGTGTTGTTGAGATGGGTAAAATCCATGGGGTAGCACTTACCGATATTGCAAAAGATGAAGTGGGCGCTGTAAAAGTAACAGGTGTATTTGTGGTACAAGCCAATAAAACTGATGTATATGCAGTTGGGGATTTAGTATATTATGATGCAACAAATGCAAAGGCAACTAAATCTGATTCTAAACCAGTATTAGGATTTGCTGTAGATACTAAGGCAAATGGTGCAGAAGTAGTAACGGTAGCATTAATGCCTAATTTAGGTAAATAATGATATAAAGCGGGCGTAATGCCCGCTTTTCTTATATGGAGTATAGAATGTTTAAATATGATGAAAATGCTTTGTTAAGCATATTCGGCGAAAAAATCATATATAAAGACAAACAAATTACTGCAAATGTAGAAATTGGTGAATATGATGGAAAAGGGTCTGGGTTTGTATCTGGATTAGCAGATAAAGCGCAAATATGGGTAAGAGTAAAAGATATTCCAAATCCCATGCCAAAAGATATTGTATACATCCATAATAAGAAATGGTATGTAGATCATATTTCTAATAGTGATGACCAAATGCATTGCATAGAGATTGTTAGTAGTGTAAGGACAATACGGCCATGAGTAATGAACCAATTACAATTACTGATGAAGCAACACCATATCTAGAATTTATTGCAAAAACAAAACCAGATTGGATGCGTAAAGCTATAAAATCAACTGGTTGGATGATGCAAAAAGCAATAAAAGAAGGGATTAGGAGTGGTGCACCAGGAGGGAAAAAATATAGTGCATTTATGCCACCTACTATACGGGCGTCATTTGAAGCCGCTTTTGGAGGAAATGTAAGACGAGCCTATAGAAATGGCGGACGTTCTAAGCGCGATAATTGGGGCTTTAAATCAAGAGAGCAATTAATTAGTTCTGGAGTTAAAGCAAGTACAATTGGTTACAATCCATTAGGTAAAATGTCTAATGCCGTAGGATATCAGTATGATAAATCAAATCAATCGGTAAAAGTAGGATGGTTGTCAAATTCTGCTAGGAAATTGGGTAAAAGAATAGAAGCTGGTTATAGTAAACCTATAACAGATCCAATGCGAAGAACTCTATTTGCAGGAGGTATTCAACTAGCAAAAAATAAAAGGGTATTTGATGTAAAACCACGAAACACGTTTGGACCAATGAAACAAGCATTGCAGCCTAAGTTAGTACCTTATATATCTAATAAAATTGGTGAATATGCATTAAATGGACCTACTAGAAGTGGAACATCAGGAAGGAGATATAAAGTAAGGTAATACCATGAAATCTCAAACAATACCTTTATCAGTGATTGCAAAAAAATGGGCAGATGCATTAGCTCATGATAATAAAATTGAAGCGTTTTGTCAGAAATATTATGGAAAAAGTATAAAGCTATTTATTGGCTATGATGATGCTCAAGCGCCAAAAGAAGAAGATTGTCCTTGTGCTATTGTGATGATGCAAGGGAAAACAGAAGGTGTATCTGAATCATATTCCTATGCGTTAGAAGTGGTATGGGGAATCTACCAAGAAAATACGACAATCGATGATAACGTTACTATTTTTAATGGTGCGTTTGAGTCAGATGATTTAGGACAATTAATTATAGAATGCTTGATGAATGTTAATCCATCATTTCCGATTGTTGATATCAATTATGAATCGGATAATATATCGTGGCGTCCTATATATCCAGGCAGAGCAGAATTAACGATAACAATGCCACACGTAATAGGTGGCATTATTGAATATTAGGAGGTAGAAATGGCTACAGCAAAACGTGCACAAGGTGCACAGTCTAAATTAACCATGGCATTTGAACAAGATTTTGGTACTATTCCTAGTACTAGTGGCGTGATTATGCCTATTATTTCTTCGTCATTAAAAGCCAGTCAGAATTTAATTGATTCTGCAGTAATTCGTGGTACAAGAAATCCTGCTGCTCCGTCTAGGGGGAATATTGATACATCTGGTAGTATTACGCCACCTGTAGATGTAATTGGGTTTGGTTATTGGTTAAAGCTTGCGTTCGGTTCACCAACCAGTAATGTAACTGGTACAGGTAAATCTAAAAAGGCCGAACATATATTTAAAATTGGTCCAGAAATGCCGTCAGCTACATTTGAACAAGGATATCCTGATGTTAATACATATCAGCAATTTAGTGGAGTACGTATTAATAAATTGGGATTAAAGTTCGGAGGAGACTCTGAATTAACAGCTACAATTGACGTTATGGGCTGTAAAGAAACGCTAGCAGCGGCTTCATTTGATACAGCTGCTAAATCAGTAATATTTACGCCATTCGAAAACCTAGAAGCTACAATTAAAGAAGGTGGGCAGCAAGTAGCTAATATCTTATCGCTTGATTTAGATATTGATTTTGGACTTGATGGGGATTCCTATGCAATTGGAGGAAAGGGGTTCCGTACGTATATTGATACTGGAATTGTTGGTGTATCGGGTACAGTAAAAGCGTTCTTCCAAAATCAGGATTTATTAAATAAAGCAGTTAACGGATCTGAATCCAGTCTTGAACTAGTATTAACTAAAGGGGATGCATCTTTAACAATTAAATTACCAGAATTGATTTATGAACGTAATTCACCTGGTATTGATGGACCTAAAGGGGTAAATATTGAATTACCATTTAAAGCGTATTATGGTGATGATGCGGCTCAATCGGCAGTAGTATTTACATTAGTTAATACACAGGAAGCGTACTAATAAGGAGAAAAACTATGCAGGTAAAAGGTAAAGAAATCAAAGCTAGATCTATGACATGGGGTGAACGGCAAAAATTTATTGAAGCTGGCTTGGATTATGTATTTAATCCAGTTAAAGAGGATGAAGACACGCTAGAAATGAATAAGCGGTTTAGATCCGTACAGCAGTTTATTCTAACTGAAGTATATAAGCTCAGTGAAGATGAACTAAACAGTGTGTATGAAAATGAGGTAGGGCCATTTGTGATGAAAACAATCCAACTTACTAATGGCCGAATTGAAGAAGAAACAAAAAACTAGAGGAGGTGTGGGAATGGATGCACTCTGATAAACCAGAATATTGTGCTAATTGCGTAGAAATGCAAAAGGCAACAAAACAATGTTTTAATTGTTCAGAGTGTGAATTTAATTCGCCACACCTGTTAGAGGGACCTAAGACAGCCTTTAAAGTATATTCCTTAACAAGCCTACAACGTCGTTATCATATGGGAGGACTTGCAGGCTTTGATATGCCAGCAGTATTAAGTGTGGCCAAAGACTATGGAATTAAAATTACAAGGCCTTTAATTGATATGTTGTGTAGGTTGGAGTATTTAGAGATGGAGGGGGTGAGAAACAAAGATGGCGAGTAATGTTGTAGATATTATTGTTCGATTAACAGATAAAAATGCACAAGCAGGATTACAGAAAATTGCAGCTACTTCTAAAGGCACTGTTGCTGAACTTGGAAAATTAAAGGGAGAACTATTAGCTATTGGTGCAGGTGCTGGTATTGCGGGATTGGGTGCAAAACTGGCCAAAGATGCACTAAATTGGAATACTGCTGTAAAAAAGTTGTCTGGCATTACAGGTGCTACAGCGGAACAATCCAGTCAGCTTATGGCTGTTGCTAGTTATATGGGTGTATCAATGGATGATAGTGCGGCTGCATTTGCGAAATTTTCAAAAAATGTGGCTACTGCTAAAGAGTCTATGGCTAATGCAGCATCTCAAGGTAAGGAAAGTACATCTGTATTAGATAAATTAGGATTAACGCTTAATCAAGTATCAGGAAAGAATACAGTTGAGATCTTTAAGTTAATCCAAGAACGTTTGCGTGGCATGAAAGATGGTGCTGAGAAGACCAAAATAGAAATGGAGTTATTTGGTCGTACAGGCTATCAAATGCATGCTATGTTAAATATGTCTGCAGAGCAAATGGAAGCAGTCACTAATCGGGCTAAGGAAATGGGATTAGTGATTGATGATGAAACCGCTGCAAAATCAGCTAAGTTAAATCGTGAGTTAAGAGATCTTGAAAATACAGGTAAACGGTTAGCTATATCTATTGGACAAGAATTAATCCCTGTATTTCAAGACTATGCACAAGGTGCATTAGATATTGCAAAAGAATTTGAATCTATGACTGCAGAACAAAAGGGTGCAATAGCAGGTATTGTTAAATTTGGCGTTGAAGCAAGTATCGTTGTTACAGTAATGCGATCTGTTACTAGTGCTTTAACATTCATGAAATTAGCCACTCTTGCTGCAGCGGGCCCATGGATTACGTTAGCAACTGTCATTGGGTTGGCAGGTAAAGAATTACTTAATTATAGATGGAACGAAAAGACAGGGAGTACGGATTTAGGTGTAACAACAAAAGCTGGTTTAGAAGCTCATAGAAATGAAAATGATTTTGCACCGACAAACGAAGCGTATGCAGCATCTCATGATAAACGATACTGGGTCTCTAAAAGGAATGCATTTGGTATAGTAACTGAACAGCGATTGGCAACACGAGAAGAAGCGGCTGAGATTGATTTAGCATTAGCATATAAATCCAAAGAAGAAGAGGCAAAAAGGAAGCAAGAAAAAGAGCTTGACGATGCTAAAAATGAATTGGATAGGCAGAAATCCGAAGCGGAAACCGCTAAACAGCAAAAAGAAGCGGCAGATGAAGCGGAAAAGGCGGCTAAAGCACAACAACAGGCTGCTACGAAGTTAACCAATGCCGTTGAACGGTTAAGTGAACTATACCGTTCATTAACATTACAAAGCCTTGAAATTGATGGCAGTCAATATGATATTGATAGGTTACAGGCTAAAAATCAGTACGAATCCAACATTAAGAATATTCGTAATGTTATTCGCTCGTTATCATCTACAGATAATGGTAGTGCAAATGGAGTATTAGCTGCTGCAGATGCACAGATAGGTAAAGCTTATGTATTAGGTGCAGATGGAACATGGGCCACGGATTGCGGTAAATTATTTGCTGATGCGGTTATGACTACATTTGGTAAAGATGTACCTAGGTATGTACCTTCGATTATCGATAAAGCAAAAGAGGAAGGGGCATGGCATGATGCTGCTGATGGCTATATTCCTAAAGCTGGTGACGGTATTGTTGTATTAGGTGATAACCATATTGTTATTAGTGATGGTAACGGTGGTTATACTGGTGCTAACTCAAGTACAGGGGTAGTAAAAAAGCCTTCTGTAAGTAGTGATTTTGGCAACATTACAGGATATATTGATACAGCTAAATTAGCGGGTAATAACAATTCGGTAGAATCTGATAGTGTAGGTACTAACAATGATAAAATATTGGCCGAATCAAATTTAGTAGCACAAGTTAAAGCTAAAAATGAAGAAGTATATCAGAAAAAACTGGAAGAAGCTGCAAGAAATCAGAGTATCCGTGTTCGTAAAATGAATGAGGAAATAAGAAACCTTGATAATGAACGGTTAGGGAATCGATTAGAAACTATTAATGATGAAGCTGCAGCACAAAAAGCACAAGTAGAAGATAATATACGTCAATTTAACAAAGAAGTTGGAGATAAGGTACTTGCTCAAAAAAGGGCTAATGCTGAGATTGCTAAAATTAATGCTGATGCGGAACAGAAGCGAAGAGAATTAGTATATCAAGAATTACAAGAATCAATAGAACATCAAGAAAATTTAGTAAAACTTGGTAGTTTATCTCAACTTGATTCTGATGCGGCATTAGTACAACAGTTAACTGTTTATGCTGATTATGCAAAGAAACAATTAGAGACTGCTGAATTGACAGCAGAACAACGTTTAAAGATTGAAAAAAACTTTGTGGACAGTCAGCAAAAACTATGGGAATTAGCTGGAAGAAATTTGCGGACCAGTTTGAGTGAGGGCGTTCGGCAATATAATCAAGAAGTGGTTAATTATGGAGATCTAGCAAAAGGAACATTTGATAATACATTATCTTCTATTAATAGCAGTTTTACCAATCATTTAGAAAGCATGGCAACAGGGGCAGAATCCTTTGGTAAGGGCCTTATGAATATATTTAAAGAGGTAACGAATAGCATTATTAAAATGTTAGTACAGTTATCTTTCCAACAATATTTACAGCCTAAATTAAATGGATTATTTGGTGGTGTTGTTAATGGCTTTGGCGGAGGTTCTACAGCAACTGCACCAAGATTTGATACAAAAAGTTATTTGCTTAATATGGGGTCTAGTATGCTGCTATCAGGTCTTACAGGTGGTAAAGGCATTAGAGGCTTTGCATCTGGTGGGATACCTGGTACTGGTATGGCTTTAGTCGGTGAATTAGGGCCAGAACTAGTGCAATTTAGAGGTAATTCACGAGTATATACAGCAAATGAGACCCGTAGACTAATTGGCAATAATACAGGTCAACCGAATATTAGTATTAATATTATCAATCAATCTAATGAAAATTTAGAAGCCAAACAACAAAATACACGGTTTGATGGTGAAAATATGGTTGTTGATGTAGTAATTAAAGCAATTACAACCAATAAGGGAGGCATGCGTGACGTTATTAAGACGGCAGCAGGATAAAATATGGCAACATTTCCAGATATAAGGTATCCGATTTATCCAATTCAAATAACAACGCCAGATATAGCATATAAAGGACAAGTTGAAAATATGACGTTGATTACAAGAAAGAAAACTACGAAAGTGATGCGGACTTTCACGGTTAATTATAAAATACCGACTGCTGAATACTTAAAATTAGAAGCTTTCTTTGATATTGTCAACTGTGCAGATGTTTTTGAATGGGTGAATCCTGAGACAAAGAAGAAGCATAATGTACGTTTTGTGGACCAATTAGATTTCATATCTAATGAATATGGACAGTGGACAGGATCCATTAAATTACAGGAGTCATAATATGTTATCATTATCGACAGCATCTATATTAGAAAAAAATAAAGTGGCAACAGATAGTGCTTGGTTGATGTTACTTGATATCGAATATGAAGCTAATCATGTGCGGTTAGTACATAATACAGAGAATATAGAGTTTCAAGGGAATACATATATTGCATTTCCTTTTTCTATTGCTGATATAAATGAAAATTCCACAGATTTGCCTAATGTAAAGCTATCGGTATCAAATGTTACAAAAACAATACAACGCATGGCGGAAAATAATAAGGGCTTTACGGGTGCAAAAGTTAAAGTATCAATTATCAATACGAATATTAAAGATATTGCTGATCTAGAAGAACATTTTGTAATTACAGGAGCTAATGCGACAGCTGAATGGATGGAATTTACCCTAGGAACAGATTTTAGCTTTGCTAGAAGATTTCCTTTAATACGAATCATGAAAGACTATTGCCCATTTAAATTTAAGGGTGTGCAATGTGGGTATAAAGGTAATCAAATAGAATGCAATAAAACATTGGCTAGATGTAGAGAACTTGGAAATAGTGTAAGATTTGGTGGAGAGCCAACTATTCCACAAGGGGGATTATATGCATCTAACAAATAATTATTTAGACCTACTTGGCAAATCATTTAGTGAAATGAAATGTTGGGATTTAGTTGTCGAATTATTTAAACGTAGTGGCGTTGATTTACCTACATATACAGAATTAGATGACAAAATGTATCAAGCAGTACGAGAGCCAATACGCGGTGATGTATTGGTTTTTTCATTATATGGCCGTGAATTAGACCATGTGGGCATTTATATGGGTGAAGGCAGATTTATACATGCGACTGAAGGTAGTGGCGTATGTATAGAACCGATATCCCATTATGTACGAAGATTGAAGTATATATATCGATGGAAGGGGAATATAGATGGTTAAAATTGTAAAGGTTATCAATCCGTTTAAGCCTGATAATAGAACTACCATATTATTGCCTTTCAAAGATGGTAAAACCGTATTTCATTATTTTAATGAAGAAGGTAATTGGGTATATTCAGTTAATGGCGAAATTGCGGAAGTAGATACAATTGTTCATGATGATGATTATATTGTTGTTATGCCAAAAGTAGAAGGTAAATTCTTAGGTGTAATATTATCAATAGGCTTATCTGCTTTAACTGCTGGTATAGCGGGAGGCGCTATTTTTGGCATTACGAATGTATTTTGGCGTGCTGTAACTGCTATGGCCATAGGTATGATTGGTAACGCTGTAATTAGTAAATTTTCGGGTGTGAAGCCAGATAAGTCTAATACAGAACAGTCTAATACATATGGATGGAATGGGAGTAAAACCGTAACGGGACAAGGCCATGCACTAGCTGTTACATATGGCAAGATGAAAAGTGGTGGTATGTTACTATCAAGGCATGTTATCAGTGATGGAGAAAAACAATACTTAAATCTATTGTATTGTGCTGGTGAAGGTGAATTATCTTCAATTGATAATATCTGCATTAATGCAAATCCAATTAGTAATTATAAAGATGTTCAGGTTGATATTAGATTAGGGACGAATGATCAAACTGTAATACCTAACTTTAATGATAATTTTGCGGACCAGCAATTAAATTATGAGTTAACAGAAGATTGGAATACACAACAAGTACAGGGGGATGCATGTGATGCAATAGAATTAACTATAGGTTTTCCTAGCGGATTATATTATTCCAATGACAGTGGAGGAATGGATAAAACATGGGTTAATATTATTGCGGAAATTCGAAAAGTGGGAGAGACCAGTTGGAGTAAATTGCCATTATCAAATACAGCAGGTACACAGGCATTTGTTAAAAAGAAAAAAGGTTCTTGGGCATTTATAAAAGCAGCAGATAATTCTGAAATACCAACTAACAGCTATACAGGACATATTAATGAAGCCACTAATAATGCATTTTTTAGGGTGTTCAGGTTTGATAATTTAGAAAAAGCCAGATATGAGGTAAGAATGCGTTGTAGTGATAAAGATGGAAAAAGTTTACGACATGTTAATAAAGTATATTGGTCACAATTGACGCAAATTATATATGATGATTTCATTCATCCTGGAAAAGCATTAATTGGGATAAAGGCATTAGCCACATCGCAATTAAGTGGAACTGATCCAGAGGTAACGTGGAACCAAGAAAGAAAATATGTATGTGTATTTAATCCATATACCAATAAATATGTTATGGAGGCGGCAGATAATCCTGCATGGGTATGTTATGATCTTATTCATATTGCAAGAAAAATAGGTGATGAATATATTGTATTCGGACAGCCTCAGGAGCGAATTGATTATAATGCGTTTAAAGCGTGGGCTGAAAAATGTAAGGAAAACAAATTTACATTTAATTATATTTATGATACGGCAAATCGCTTATGGGATGCCTTAAAATATCCAGAAAATGTGGGAAGAGGGAAAGTTATACCCATTGGAACCAGATTTACATGCGTATGCGATTATGCATCAACACCTGTACAGTTATTTACTGTGGCCAACATAAAGCAAAATAGTTTTGCAGAATCATTTCAAAGTACAGAAAGCAGAGCCAATGCTGTTGAAGTTTCCTTTATTAATAAAGATAAAGATTATGAGCGGGATGTAATTCCTGTATATTCAGATACATATGATGAATCGGATACATTAACTAGTCCAACTCAGATTGAATTAATGGGATGTACTAGTTTAGAACAAGCGTATAGACATGGTAAACATCATTTGCGATGTAATAAATATGAGGTTAGGACCGTTACTATAGAAGCTTTTACAGATGCCATTGCGTGTACTGTAGGTGATATTATATTGATTCAACATGATGTTCCTGAATGGGGAGAAGGTGGGCGCATTGTATCGGTTAATGGAAATACTATTGTTTTAGATAAAGAAATAGAAACAGTAAAAGGTAATACATATCAACTGTTAGTTAGAAACAATAGCAATGATATGGTTAATACATTTACGGTATTAACCGTTAATCATAATACTGTAATTGTAAAAGAGAATATACCGATAGAACCAAATAGTATATATGCATTTGGTGTAGTATCCAAAGCAGCAAAACCATTTAGGGTATTATCTATAAGTAAGGGCGTAAATGAACTGACACGTAAAATACAGTGTATTGAATATTACCCAGAAGTATATACCAGTGATGATGGGAATGTACCAAGCATTGATTATACGAATAATGCTACATCAGATATACAAAATGTAGGTCTAAGCAGTGATGTATATGGAAGTAATGGCATTATGTATTCAAAAATAGCGGTATTATGGCAATTACCTAGAAATGGAAGTGTACATAATGTAGTGGTAAATTATCGTAATACTAAAAGTGATACGTGGTCATATGTAGGTAATTATCCTGCATCGGTTAATAATGCGTTAATAACTGATGTAGTATTGGGGGCTACATATGAAGTAAGAGTACAAGCCATTAATGATTTAGGTCAATTGACAACAGGAATCACAAAATCTATTGCAATTCCTAAAATGCAAGCTCCGAATGATGTACAAAATCTTCATGTAATTAGTAGATATAATCAAACTGCTGACAAGAATGTGTATTATGATCTTCAAGTATTATTTGATAAACCAAGAGAGTCATTGAACTTTGCTAATGCAGAAATTTGGTACATGTTGATTAAGAAAAATGGCAAAGAAGTACTTAATCAGGAATGGCAATATGCTGGTAGCGGAGAGAGCCAAGTTATTATAAAAGCATTAGGACCAGGAGAAGAATATAGGATTAAGGCTATATCAGTTGATAGGTTTGGTAATAGAGCTGAAACAGCGCAAATAATAGAAGCATCTGTTAAACAAATTGACGTAGTTCCAGATACGCCAGATAACTTTTTACTTACATTTAATCGTAATATAGTTGCATCATGGGACGAGGTTGTTAATGCAGATGTTGAGTATTATGAATTAAGGACTGATAACAATCCTGGTAAGCAAACTAGTGGGCTGATAGCAAGAGTTAAAAGTACAACCGCTACATTACCATTAACTAAGCGTAGTGATACAGTATTTTTATATGCGAAAAGTACTATGGGGAAATACTCCACGGCAGCGACGTATGAATATAATGTACCAAAATTATTAGCGCCAACCATTGAAATTAAAAATCAGCTGGGTGGATTTAATATATATTTTTCATTAAAACCTGCACAAGCTTATATGATTAGATGTAATGTGATTGGAGACACACGTACTGATACATTTGAAACAACAAGTACAATGCTTACATATTCTAATGTATCAGGAATATATAAGGTACAATGCTCATTTGTAGATGTATTTGGCGAAGGTTATATAATTGAAAAGCAGGTTAGTATAAAAGCAACTATAGATAAGGATTTATTAGACTTAGAAAGTTTAGGTATTGCCAATATGAATAAAGAAATTAATCAGTTGGCCAATACTGTTGGGACAGTAAAAACCAGTGTAGATGGATTTGAAAATAAAATAGTATCTATTGAAAAGGGATTTACACAAAGAATTACTAACCTAAATACCAATATAAATACTCAAATCACACAGTTATCTAATGGCATTGATTTACGTGTAGCCAATGCTGTAGATGCACTAGATGGTGATAAACTAGTTACACGTATTAACTTAAGTAAATCTGGAGTACGTATTGATGGTAAATTAGTGCATGTGACAGGTGATACATTATTTGAAAAAAATGTTATTGGTAAAGGGGTTATCCAATCAAAAGCAATTATAGCAGATAATTTGGCTGTAACATCGTTATCTGCAGTATCAGGGATTATTGGCAAATTGGAAACAAAAAGCACAGGAGCAAGGATGCGAATTGAAGATAATCTTATTACTGCATTTGATGAGGAAAATAATGAACGTGTGAAGTTAGGAACTTGGTAATATGGATGGGCATTTGGAAATATATGATAGAAATGGGAATATCATATTAAATCTAAAAGAAATATTATGTAGAACAATAGATAGGATATATGTAAGGGAAATTCCTAATAGACGGCATACTATTGTAGTAAATGGAGTTCAAAATGGTGAAACGCTTTGGGTGGCTGTTATGGGACAATATTTAGTAGCGGAAGTTAATGGAAATACTATTACGTGGTCCTTTTCCATGTCGGAAGAAACGTATCAAATTGAGCGACAAATGAAGGACATCACATATGAGGGATATTTAGTATATGGAGTTCATTAATATTAAAAACATAAATGGTAAGACAATCATTAATGATTCATATGATAATCTTGTTTATCTTAGTTTTCCAAAACAAAAAGCTGCTAGGATATATAAAAGCGGTAATTTGAAGGTTATAAATAGTAAAATATCGATACCAGTAGATTCTAATAGCCCATATACTCCTACAGTAGTTGGTAATAACGATTATAGGTATAAAAATATCAAGCCAATTATAAGTGGAGGCATCAATAGACTCCAAGTAACATATATAATTAGGCAGGTATATCATGGTGAATCACCGATTATAGCGGTAACTGTTCCAAGTGGATATGAATTTGAAGCGGAAAATGTTGTAAAACGGCAACAAGGCATATTTGCACTTGTTGTAAACATAGTTAAAGGTGGAAATCAATTCACGGAACAAGAAGCCTTAAAAGTGGCTAATGATACTAAATTTTATTGTTTTGGTTATTTTGAGGATATGAACGAATTTAAAGGTAGACCAAGACTTGATTATATTAATAAGGAAAAAGGGAAGAATGTAGCTTTACAAGTGTTAGGTAAGCATAAATTCTGGGGAGAAAATTGGGTAAAATACGATATTTTATATGATAGTCGGATACGGTATATGAGAGTTTTAGACCATTATGGAAAAGACTTCAAAAGCCAATTATCGAATTATAACCCAGAAATGTATGCGGATATGTCTACAGATCCAAAATCCTATGGATGTAAAGTGGCTGTTGTACCTTTAAGTACCGTAGATGCACAGGTATGGGGTCCTAATATTAATCGTGGAGATGGTAAATCTCATACAGGGGCAGTATGGAATACAATAAAATTTATTAATGGTGAGACGGTAAAAGTAAACTCATATCAATCAATTAATTGGGATACGGTAACTACTCTTGCTGCAGGTTGTACAGGTAGCACGGCAACGCAATATATGGTTGTTGATGTTACTGGGTATGATAAAACCAATATGGATATGGTTAGAAACTAAAAAGGAGGTGTATAGATGAAAGAATTAGATATAGATTTACATGTTGGTCAGGACTTTGGTATTACGTATATTATAGAAAATGAAGAAATCACTGATTATGATGCGGTAATGAAAGTAAGAAAAAGGCCCGATCGTGAAGTAGTATTAGAATTGCATCCAACAATAGAGAATAATCAAGTTACTTTTAGAATTAGCGGAAAAGAAACCGCGGACAAGCATCTTACTGGTGGGACATACCAATATGATGCTTTTTTATTTAAGAAAAATAGCTATCAAAAGATTGGCTATGGGGAAATGAATATAATCCCTGATATTTCATTGCATGAATAAGGAGGTACATATGGCTAAACCAATGAAAGTAGATACAAAATTAGAAAATACACCTGTAAATGTAAATACAATAATTTATGCTGGTAAATCCGCATATGATGTTGCAAAAGAAGCTGGATTTGATGGGACTGTAGACGAGTGGTTAGAAAGTTTAAAAAAGCCAGGTAAAGATGGGAAAAGCGCATATGAGATTAGTAAAGACTATGGTTTTACAGGGACTGAAGAAGAATGGGTTGAGTCATTAAAATTTAAGTTAGATCTAACGAATGTAATTGATGAGTTAAAACGTAAAAACATCTATATTCCTGGTAAGAGTTTAGAACAAGTTTTGGGAGCAATTATATCTAATATTCCGACCAAAACATATACACCGTTAACCTGGAATGAGCCACATAAGGGCGATACTGAAATTCGTTTGGCTGGTGAACCTCATTTTAGTGTTAGATTACAAGGAACTTTTGATGCGGCTAAAATCATAGATGGTTATGCTATATTAAAAATTCCAATGTATGGTGAAGATAATATATTTATTGAATATATCAATTTACTTGGTGAGGTTGTAGAAACAGCTAAAATTGAAGGTATTCCAGCAATTAAAACAAAAATTAAAAATGGAGAATTTGCATATAATTATGACGTTACTACAATAGATTATCCAGAAGTTACAACCGTAGGGTCTAGAGCTTTTGAATATAGCAGGATTAATACAATTAACTTGCCTAAAGCTACGAATATTGCACAAGATGCATTTGATGGATTGGGCAGTTTATCAGTATTAAGTATTCCTAGTTATATCATGCCGAAAGGAAAACCATTTAATTTTATCGGTTCTTACGATATGGATCATATTGTTATAAATGATAAATCTGATATTGAAGCTGTTGCGACTACAGTTAATACTATGAACAGGGGAACTTTATATAATCAGGACAAATCTAAAAAATTTAATAAAAACACTAAAGTATGGGATAAGGCATAAGGAGAAATAGACTATGATTAACATAATTCCACCTCCGCCATCACCTGTATTAATTGCAGCATTTAGTGAAAAAGAATTGGTACATATCTCATTAGCGATATTTTGTACACTAATTCTGATATTTATTGATACGACATTACGCATCTTAGTTGAGGTGCGTAATTTTAATTTGGCAACACATCGACCGTGTACAATCAAGAATACTATTATTGCCATGCTATGGCGAGGATGGGGGACCGTTACAGTTAATGGTAAAAAAAGACGATATCTTGTAAGTAATAAATTACGTGCAGATATAACTAAAAAGCTAGTTATGTCATACCCATGGTTATTTATATTGTCAACGGTATTGATAACACTACCTGATGTGGAAGTACCAATTATAGGGCGATTAGATGCGTTCCTCAGTACAGGAATGTATCTAATTCCTATAGTCATAGAATTGGCATCTTGTGTGGAAAATATGATTGAACTTGAGCTTGTGGAAACGAGATGGTTTAGACGGGCTATCGCATTATTTAAGCAGATATTAGCAGCAATTAAATCAGTAAAGGAAGCGATAAAATGAACAGTTCAGGAACAAAAGAATTGTTAGCCATAAGTGGGTTAGTAGTGGCCCTATTAGGAGCAATTTGGCTAGGAATGAATGAATTGGCCATGAGTATTGCTAGTGGGTTAGTCGGGTATATCGGTGGGCAACGGACAGCCACTATACATGGAGGTGAAGATAAATGGCGTTAGGTGATTTGAGTGCACAGTTTGAAAGCAATGGTAATCCAGCAATTGTATCTAGTGGTGATGGTGATTTAGGCGGAATGTCCTATGGAGCTTATCAATTAGCAAGTAATACAGGAAGTGTAGATGAATTTCTAGGTTGGGGATTACGCCAAGATGGGTTTTATAAAGACTATGCAAGAGTACTTGTAGATAGTGGGGCCATTAATTCTGATGCGTTTATAGCGCAATGGAAGGAGCTAGGGACTATTGATCCAGGCGGATTTAAACAAATGCAATATGATTACATTAAACATGCCTATTATGATCCAGCGGTGCAGCTTTTAAGAAATGCAGGATTTAATGTGGATAACCATAGCGAAGCTATGAAAAATGTCATTTGGAGCAGAGCTGTTCAATATGGTCCAGGCGAAGTGGTTAATTTATTTCTAGAAGCATTGAGGTATGTTCCTAAGATATTGGAAAAGGTTGATGCGGATATTTTTGACTATGACATGATTAACGGCACATATGAATCCAATAAATCTGATGAGTGGATAAGTCCTAGATTAAGTCAAGATATCTATGAAAGCGTTTATAACAGAATGGATGTAGAAAAAGCAGAGGCATTGGCTGCATTTACAGCAGAAATTAAAGAAAAGGAGAAAAATAATGGCTAATCAAATTATTAAAGAAGTGGTGAATCAAGCAACAAAAGAAGCCAAAGGGATGGCGATTGATATATTGAAGACTTCAGATAAAGGGGCTTTAACTAATTTAGTTGAAGCAGAGTTGGCAAAAGTAATTATTCCGTTAGAGGATGAAATAAAAACTACTAAAAGCTGGTGGGTAAAGGTAAGAAATCGAATGTATATTACTGTATTGCGTACTAGTACGGGAAATATTGTTAAGTCTATCGAGAAGAAACTTACAATGTTGTAATTAGAGAAAGTAAAGGAGATTTAGAAATGAAGACATTTAATTTTGAAGGGAAAGAATATAATTTTGCAGAGAATATTGAAGTTCCAACAGAGGGATTGTTTGAAGCGACATTAGTTGATGAAAACAATATACGGTGTGAGTTATTGTTTAGAAATGGTAAATTGTTTAGAGTAACTGAATTGGATTAAAGTAAGATAGGCTATTGATGCAAAGAAATAATTGCATTAGTAGCCTATTTTTTTATTTAATAAGTTCTTGTGATACGTATTAATACGTGCTATAATAAAGCCAAAGAAAGGGCGGTGAGATATTGACTACACCGAAAGAATTAATGAGGGTTTTAAACAAAGATGGTTGGTATGTTGATAGAGTTAAAGGCTCACATCACATATTAAAACATCCTACAAAGCTGGGGCGAGTAACAATTGCGTTACATAAAGAGGATTTAAAACCCAAAACATTAAGCACAATCTTGAAACAGGCGGGGCTTAAATAG